AGGGGGAGAGGGGGGATGTCTGACAACTGTCTGACATATGTCCGACAACTGACTGACGCTTGTCTGACAACTGACTGACAGCTGACGGACAACCGTCTGACACGGCATCTCCGGGCCTCGCAACCCTCACAGGAGGAGCCGGAAACTTAGGCTCGCTCCTCTGTCTCACGCCCCACTCCGTAATCGCCAGATACCGTCCACCCTCTACCTCATACCTCACGACCATCCCGGCAGCCTCCAACTCACACAGGGCCTGTTCCACCTCATCCACGGACAAATGCACCCGGCAGGAAAAACACTTGCTCAGCACCCACTCAGCGTCCCCGTAAAACCTCCCTGCGCTATCCGCAGCCATCCTCAGCCGGACATACACACGTTCCCCGGTAGAGCTTAACTCATCCATCTCCACCTCTTGGCACCAGTCTCTTATTTCCCTGCGCGGCATCGTCAAAAAAGCGTTAATTGTGGGTTGTAGTTAAGCCACAGGCATTCAATCTTCTTGCCGCCTTGCGTGTCGTGAGAAACCTTGCACTCCTTCCGCCAGCCGGAAAGATGCCTGGAATAAAGGTCGGAATCATAGCCAGACAGAACAATCTTGCCTTTCAAGGTCTTCAAAAAGACAAGAAGCCGCTCATGGTCCTCTTGGTCGTACTCGTGAGCGTACCTCATGCGGCTACTACGCGAGGACTGTACATAAGGCGGGTCAACGTAATGCAGCGTGTCCGGCGTATCGTACCGGGACATGACCTGCAGGGCGTCCATGTTGTTGATCTCGATATTCCGGCTTCGCAGCTCGGCGGCACATTCCCGAACGATTTCGGGATATTCCCTCCATGTTTGAGGATAGGGAGTTGTGCGGAGTAAGCCGTTGCGCTTGAACCCCGGCTTGTGGATTCCTCCGCCGTAGCTCATCATACTATTGACGGCAAAGCGGAGGGCATCTTCCACGGGGTCTTCCGCAATCTCAAATGACCGGGCATAGGCCGTTTGAGCGTAGGGCGTCAATTCCAACAAACTGGCCAGCCGTTCGGATTTCTCCGGGTTCCGCAATACCTCGAAGAAATTCACCACCCGGTCATAAAGGTCGTTATAGACCTCCATCCAGGCGGGCTGTTTATTCAGCAACACCGCACCGGAACCACCAAAGGGTTCAACGTAGATTTTATGAGGCGGGAAAAAGCTGATAATCCAAGGGGCAATGCGGTTTTTGCCTCCAAGATACCGGGCCAGAGCCCTTTTCCGTGGTGCTCTAGTGTTCATTCCCCCTCCTTTCCTTCTTGGAATCTGCCAAGCAAAACCCGGAATGCAGTTGCCGCCACTGCAGGAACTTGCCCGTTGCCAATGGCTTTAAGGCGGTCCACTCTAGCGGCCACCCCATGAGCCACTCGACCCACGTCGGGTTCAGCTGACCACCACTCCCCGCAGTCATTTGCCTGCGTTCCTCGCTGCTGATGATGCCTTGAGTTTCCAGGGATTTCAGTTGCTGAAAACTCCCTGTCCCCCCGCACATGCCTTTTGTTCTTGGGGTAGGAAATCTGCTGGCTATAGTTCCCAAATTCGGGGACTTCCGATTGCCCTGGCTGGAACCGCTGTCCTTCCAATCCCGTGAGGTTGGAGTCGGGAACATCTCTACGAACTCGTATGGATTGGGCAGCTTGTTGCCCTCCCGAAACTTCTTGCTCCGATTCTTCCCGGAAGCGGTTGGAGTTCCGATCCATACACCTCTTTTCAAAGAGGCTTTCCGGGCATTCGACCCTCTGTCGAGATCTTTCGTTGTCGCGGGCGGCCACATCATCCCCGGCATCCAGCCTGTTGTCGCTACATCCAGCAGGCTCTTGGGGCCCCGTGAATGGCTCCCCTTGTTGGGGGCGTTGCAAGCCGTTGGGGTGGGGATCATGTGCAAGTATCCAGATGCGTTTTCGGATGTGCGGGGCCCCCACGTCGTCCGCTCCCAGCACCATCCATTCCGCATCATACCCGATCGCGGCCAAGTCCCCAAGAACACATCCAAGCCCGCGAGAAGTGAGCATTGGGGAGTTCTCCACAAAGACGTATTGAGGTCGTACCTGGCCAACAATACGGTGCATTTCCCGCCAGAGGCCGGAGCGGGCGCCGTCAATGCCGGCGCCTTTTCCTGCGGCTGAAATGTCCTGGCAAGGAAATCCTCCAGATACCACGTCAACAAGGCCGCGCCACGGTCGTCCGTCAAAGGTGCGTACGTCATCCCAAACCGGGAAAGGCGGGAGTAAGCCGTCATTCTGTCGGGCGAGCAGTACGCTTGCGGGATAGGGTTCAAGTTCGACAGCGCAAACGGTGCGGAATCCGAGCAGCTCGCTTCCAAGTATGCCTCCACCAGCGCCCGCGAAAAGATGTAGCTCATTCACTCTCCCTCCTTTCTCGGCTCCCAGTAAACAGGCCATCCTTCATGGACGCAGGCTGCGCAGAACTTGTACTGCATTAGCTCATGTTTACAGTTCGAGCATCTCCTTCGCATAGGATGCACCCACACCCGGCATGCGGCCCGCTTCCGGCGGACGTCGCCGATAGCGTAGTACAGTTGAAATTCGTCCCTCAGGCCTCCGCGGAACCGGAGCGAAAGTTCCCGGTATTCCTTCTTGAACAACATTCGGGCGGTAAAACGGATGCGCTCAATCCTGTATTTAAGGGTCGCAATCGCTTTTCCATACTCAATAAAAGCTTTCTGTTCAGGCGTCAGTTTCATTTTTCTTTTATTTTGAATATAATATATTGGATGATATAAATAATCGAAAGTATGATTAAAACTGAAAATATTAAAATATCGAATAAATCAACAATTATCATCTTCGTTCTCTTTCTGTTTATGTTCCATTATTTTATCTAAAAAAAAATTAAAGGCCTTACGCATGAATATACCTTTGACTAAACATTTCCGCGGAATCCACCAGACCCTCCCCCGGTAACTGTACCCGACGGCGTTTTTGAACCCACTGTTCTGGCGTATGACCCGCCGTCTGGCCCTTTTCAGTTGGTAAAAAGTTTTCTGTTCAGGCGTCAGTTTCATGCGAGCCTCCTTTCTAAGATGTCTGCTTGCTCGTCAGTAAGGTACTTCCAAGACTGCGGCGGACGGGTCAGCCCAATGTCAGACAGCGGCACTGCGGTCGGCATCCTCACGGGGTCCTGGACGCCCCAGACATAGCAAGGCAGGTAATTCCGCAGGTGCTCTTCCGTCACGCAAGCATTCTTAATGGCCAATTCTAAAATCCCCTTTGGAGGATATAAATAAAGTGAAGCAGTGACAACTAAACGGCACTTGCCGATGATGGCCCGCATCCCGTCTTTCCCGGATTCGTAAAGCCACAGTGTTACGGAGTCGCCTTTTTTTAAGCGCGGTACGTTTTTCCGCAACTCCCATTTCTTTTCCCCGTCCATGATAAAACCGGAGAAAGGCCGCCTGACGGATAAGAGGATGTTAATCATTTCCGTCCTCCTTTCTGATCAAGCTCCCACGGCCATTGTTCCACGTCATCCGGCGTGGCTATCTCTGTATTTCCATTGCAATCCTCAAGATAGATTTTACAGCGGTCGGTATCTTTGCCAATGACGGTTAAAATATCATCATCAAAATCCAGTTTGAGATTGTCTCCCTGATGTACCCTTAGGAAAGGCGGGAATTTGGAAACGAATTCTTCGGCGGCTTTCCAAGCTTGATGCGACGACGCTAAAAAAGTTACCCATTCGCAGGATGAGCATCCAACACGGCCCAGCTCTCCAAATTTAAGTTCGTAGAAAAATTGCAAGAGTGTTCCGCACAGCGGGCATTTAATATCTTTCATTTCAATTCTCCGTTAATCGTTAAAACCTTGAACTTAATAACCCATACCCACGGATTCATTTTAGACGATCCGGTTCCCTTTAATTTATCCCACAGGGAAAAGTAAGACATCCGGGCAAAAGCCAATCCATTGGATTTCCCTGAATAGTCCTTCCACAAACAGACATCCGTTTCTTCGTCGTGCCAGACGCTTTCAATGCCCTCCATCCGGGCATCCTGCGGTGTAATGTCTAACAGCCGCTCAATTCTTACTTCTATAATTTCCAATAAAATTCGGGCGGCCCAACGCGGCATGTGAATCGACGGAATGGAACACTTGAGGGCAACCTTTGACTTCCATCTTTTGGGAGATTTCATTGGTAAAAAAATGGTTTCCCTCACCCACAATCGATCACCCGCTTTTCCATAGGGGCATCTTACCCACGGATTAAAATCATCCGGGAAATCTCCTTCATCGTCTTTAGAGACGGCAAGCCATAAGCCGGGTTCTTCCTCAATGAAATCCTGAATCTCCCAGCCTCTTTCTTTCAGGTGCTCCGGGAAATTATTAAACCGGTTCAGGCCGCGCGTGCGGCGCGTCTGGTTCTTGTACTGGCCGGGCATGCTGTATTCCTGTAGTAACGCCCTGATCATGTCCTCGCTGAACAGAATGGGCCGTTCTTTCACATTGTTATTCATAGTTAGAAAGTTGTGGTTTTGTTTTATAATTCATAAGATTTATTGTCATTTTTTCTCCTTTAGCGGTTAAAGAGTATTTATTTTGGTAAGGCCAAGTTGAAAGGAGTTCGCAGGTAATGAGTTTTTCAAGAATAAGTTGTTTCGCTATTTTTTTCACTCGTTCTTGGTCGATGTAGATGGCATCAGATATTTTCTTTGGGGTTGTATAGCCTAATGCGATGGCCGCCAGTATGGCGGTTTTCCTGTAGGCGTTTTTCTGGTGTGGCAGATAATGACTAATATTTTTTGTGATGGTTAAGTAGGCTTGAAAAATGTTCATTGCACACGGCATTAAATGTTGAAAATGAATGATAAAAATTGTATCGCCGTGAGGACGTAAACACTACAGCACAATATCCAGAGCCAGAGCGGCCAGTAACCTCCCTGAAACAGGGCTTTTTCCATAGAATTTAATTCCTGTCTGGCTTCTCCGGGGGACATGGTGACGGAGGTTCCTTTGACAGCATGCCGTTTTCGGATGCCAAATTTGACAGCGACGCGACAACAGCTTCTAACGCCGTCGTCAAAAATCCACAGGCGGCTCAAGCGAAGTTTACAGGGGTGTATGTAGTATCTCATTTTTCCAGTTGTTTAGTGCGGGTTTATTTCGTCAAAAAATTGTTTAAGTTCTTCGGGGGTAACGGGAACGTCCGTTTCCTGAGGGGGAGGGATGGCAAGGTTGCGTTGTGGCGGCGGCTCGTTGGCCGGGGAATTTTTTGGTTTCCAGCGCGTGTCTTTCGCCCATAATTCCGCCTTGGTAAGCACATCAATGATGTCTTCGTAGAATTTTAGACGGGAGGCAGGACAGTAGTATTTGTTGTTGTGGCTGTCTCTTGTCTGGCCGCGTTTGTAGTAGCCGTTATAGTAAGCTTTTAATAGTTGCCAGTCCCTATCTCCGCATGTGATTGTTTGCTGGTATGCCTGCATGGCGGCGGCGTATTCTTTTTGGTTGAGGTCTTTGCTTTGCCAAGCATCCATAACGCAGGTGTTCCGCAAAAAGGCCCAGAATGCGAGCGGCGGCGTTTTGTTTTCCGATTTCACGGGGTGAGGCGGGGAACTGTTGTTTTCCGGACGGGGGGAAGGTTGCACGCCGGTATTGTTGGCCAGAGTTTGACGCTTTTTGTTGAGAATGGCTTGTTTGTCGTGGGGATAGCCGTAAATATGCAGGTCTTCCCCGACCATATTCCAAAGGGTGGATTTTTTTCGGAGAGTGGCGGGATCTACGTTCAGCGTTTTCCGGATTTCAGCAGGTTTCCAAGATGCGAAATTTTTAATGATTCCGTTGTTTTCCTGACTGGTGCAATATTGCAAAAGGGTTATCCAGATTCCGCGCTGGGATAGCCGCGCAGACTTAAATTCCCGGCTCTGGGTGTGATGATGCTGAACGGGCGAGTAGTTCACAGGGCAGGTCAGTTAATAGCTGATTCCGTGATGGTGGCGTCCAGATAACACGCGAGGATAAACAGCAAGTCTTTACCGCGCTGGGTAAGATGAATACTTCCGTCTGTTTGCTGTGCAATTCCCACATTGATCAGATGGGCAAAAAGCATACTGCCAAAAACAGGGTCTTCCTGATGCACTTCGGAATCAGCAAGGGAAGCGTAGTGCGTCAGTTGCTCTAATGTGTGAACAAGGCGTTTCCGGAGTTCCGTTTCCGGCAAGGAAAGCAGGTGCCGGCTGTATTTGGTGTCCAGATTGAGGATAAGGCGTTGATTTGCGTTCATGATTCCTCTGATTCATGGATTATTTTTTTGATGTAAGATCGGCTCCAGAAGCGTTTTCCGCGCTGGTCGCAAGGATTGTTTTTTACAAGTCGGGAGCATTGGGGATGGCGTTTGCGCTGGTTATAAAGCCATTGTTTAGAACAGCCGAATTCCTCGGTGATTTGATCCGTAGAAATGTAGTCATCCGGCGTAGGCGCCGCGACAGGGGAAGGGTTGGCGGCTGTGGAACGGAAGATGCTGGCCGCGCCAACGACAGCTAACTTGTCCCAGAGTTTCTCTGTGACGAGTTCAGCCAGAGCATTAAGTTCTTCCGGGGTCATAAATGGAAGGGCAGTTAAAAAATAAGGTTACTAAAACCTGCGATTATTTTTTATTGCCTGTTCCAGATTTAACTGATATTCTAGGTTACTAAAACCTTGTTCGATAAAAAAACAAATTTGTGCACTTTTCGAGCGATGTTCTTTTTCAGCTAATGCTTTCAGTTTGAAAAAAATATCATTGTTTAGTTTTACGGTAATCGACTTTTTTTCCTGAACGAGCGTTTCTAATTTCTGAGGCAATTTGTTCATAGTCTTCTGGTGTTAATTCAATATCACGGACGGCTTGTTCAACAAGGATTTCAAGCAGGCGAGACATGCTGATACCTTCACGCGCCGCCAAACGCTTAACTTGGTAGTAGCGTTCACGTGAGATGTATACAGCAAGACTTCGCTTTCTTGGATCGTGTTGGTTTGGCATCTGCTGGTTACTATAACCTGTAATCATTTGTCGTCAATTCGATTTTTGTAAAAAGATGATTTTGGAATATTTTTTCTGATTTTAAAAGTCCAGCCAAGGGCAGGTGAGGGTTTCCAAGGGTGTTTGCGGGTGTGTTTGAGCGTATGCTGTGACTGTTTGCTGATTGATGAGATTGACGGTATTGTTGTCAATGAGTTGCAGATGGGAAAATCCAGCGGCTTCTGCCTCTTCCGGGTTGTAAAAGCGTCTGTAATGTTGACCGTCTATATAGCTGATGATGTGGTCATAAAATTGCTGGCCGGATTGCATATAGCGTTTTTCCCCTTCAAAATGGAATGCTTTGACCAGAGGGGCAATACCGGCACTTTGTTTGGTGAGTTGGATGTGGTTGTCCCTACAGGCTTGATATGCAGCTTTGCTGAGCCAAGGGGTGTAGTAGAGTTCCCATGTGTGGGAGAAGCCATGAATGGGGGCATTTTGTGCAAATTTCCAGTCGAATGCTATATGTCCAAGGTATTTTTGGATTTGATGGTTTTGAATGTCCTCATTAAAGCATTTGCATTGGATGAGACGGACATGATTGTTTTTTATGGCAATGAGATCTACTCCTTTGTCTTGAAGGCTAGAAGTTGCACCACGGTAGAAAATGATATGCCCTTCTTTTTCCAGCAGGTAACCAATGTATTGTTCATAGGCCAGTCCTTGTTCTGTTTGTTTTTCTTCTATATATTGATTTATGTGGTTTAAAGAGGTTTGACAGGTTTGTTTGAGTTGTCCGATAATGTCGTTTTCCGGTGTACGCAGGAGAAGTCCGATTGTTTGGGATGTTGTTTCTCTTTCCTTTCTAAGATTTTCTAACCGTTCCGCTTTCTTTTTCTGTCGCTCCTGTTCTTCTTTCAGTTGTTTAAGGCACGGTTCTTCTTCAGCTTTTCTCCGAACCTTTTCTTTTTTCTCTTTGTAAATCACATATCCAATAGCGCATGAAGGGAGGATGATGGCAAAGGTCATAATCCAGTTTGTAGTTCTTTCGCGTTGTTTTTTTATGGCGTATTGCTTGCGTTTTTCGCGGAAGGCTTCAGGACAGTAAATTTTTTCACCGTCAGAGGTGGTGTAGTAACCGTTCCAGTCAACGTTGTTTGGGCCTATGTCTTCCAAGTCGCGTTCAAGCGAGGGAAAGGCGGCACAAGGGAGGGAGAGGAAGGCAAAGGAAATGATGATGAAACGAAGCATGCAGAACAGGAAGGTACGATGATGCGCAGATTTTGTCAAACAGGGCATCTTTGCAATTCCGCCAATCAGCTTCCAGAAAGAGTATGACCAAATATTTTCTCTTTTCAGGTTGGCAGGAGTGAAGGCCCCTGAGGGGGCTTTGCGAACGCCAAGCAGGCACGGAAGCGGGCAAGGCGCGACGATAGTTTTTGCGCGGTTTTCCAATGGATTTCTGCAAGGTTTCTGACGGATTTCTTCATGCTGTGTTTTTGCTGTATGTTGCCGTTGAGATTGTTATGATTTTCGGCATGCTCCGATATCAGGATTTATTAATTTATTCTATCCAATAAGAGAGCTTTTGGACGTTTGTAACGTGGTTGGCGCGAGCATGAGCCAACCGGATTTGATGCTCTCTCTTATGTTTTTTCTGGACTATTCTTGAAAAGGGGGGCCGATAAGACTCTATTTTTTCCTTTTCGTTCTGTGCTAAAGGTTCCCGCATGGAAATGTTGTTGCGAGCATTACGCGGTTTTTTCAGGCGTGTTCATTTATCCGGGCTGAATCAGGGTCAATTAACGGTCATGGTTGCTTTGGCTGACCGGGAACAAACTTGTATGGAGATCGTTACTCAAACCGGATATGACCGGAGCGCCGTCAGACAGATTCTTCAACGCCTGAGGCAACAGGGTGATGTTGTTTTGCGGCCTTACCGGTCGTCCGGTCATGGTCAAGTGGAATATATTTATACTCTGACGGAAAAAGGTTCTGATGCCCTGAAACAATGTCTTGAAGAGTTTGATGGACTGATGGCTTGCCTTGCCCGGAAGGATAATGTTGAAGCCTTGGGGAATGCCGGGGGGACGCAAGAAGAAGAGAATACCAAGCCAAAGAAGAGTGAGGCTTTACAGGATTTGATATAAGTTGTTGTAATGTAATTGATTGTTAGGAAATGTTAAGTGAGCGTGACCATATTTTTTGTGAGAAAGTGGCCTCCGGATTGATGGCGTATCAGGCTTATATTGAGGCAGGTTTTTGTTGCACCAGCAACGAATCCGCGCAGGCGGCGGCTTCCCGGAAGATGAAAGAGCCGGGAATCAAGGAAGAAATCAGGAAAATCCGTGAGCGTCTTTGTGATGAAAATTGCCTGACGTTGAAAGAAAAGAGGCTCAAGCTCGCGGAAATTGCGCGAGGAAAAGCGTTGTTTTCCGGTGATGAATCTTTGTTTGAGGTGCCTCCCTCCCATGCAGAGCGAATGAAGGCGATTGATTTGGATAACAAGATGATGGGTGATTATGCTCCGGAAAAGCAGGATGTGAGCATTCAAGGAATGTTTTTTGAAGATTTGTTTGAATATGGAGAGGGGAGAGAAACAGTATCAGGAGGTTCTGAACTTCTGGAAGGAAAGACTGAATAATCGGCTTTGGCGGCTGGAACATCTGTATTGGATCAAGAATGTTGACGGCATTGTTATTCCTTTCCGGCCAAATGAAGTACAGCGGAAGTTTCTTGAAAGGCAACATGGCCGCAACGCTATTTTGAAGGCTCGCCAGTTGGGCCTTTCTACGCTGGTAGGCGTGTTGATGGCTGATTTTGTATTCTGGAATGAGAATAAGACGGCGGCAATTATTGATTGGCGACTGCCGGAGGGTCAGAAAAAACTTCTGGGAGTGCGGTTTCAATGGGAGCATCTGGATTATGTGCCGGAAGGGGCTGAGCGTGAACGGCGCATTATTGCGTGGCTGATGCGTGAGAAGAAGAGGCGTTTGGGAACGGTCAAGAAGGATGGGTCTATTGTGCCGGTGACAGCTACAGCTAATAAGCTGGCGTTCCGGAACGGGTCTGTGATTTATACGGATAATACATTCCGCGGAGGGACAACACAGTTTATGCACGTTTCCGAACTGGCCAAAATGGCCAAGCGGTTCCCGGACAGGGCAAGGGAAGTGGTGAACGGCGGGTTTGAGTCCGTGCCGACTAACGGAACAATTATTGTAGAAAGCACGCACGAAGGCGGCAGGAGCGGCGTGAATTACAATTTGATGAAGACTGCCATGTCAAAACGGGGGAAGCCTCTTCTCCCGGTGGATTGGCGGTTTTTCTTTTTTCCGTGGTACGAGGAAAGCCGTTACCAGTTGGATGTGCCGGAAGGGTATGTATTCAGGGATGAGACCATTGAATATTTCACCCGGATGAAAGAGGTTTATGGCGTGGATGTGCCGGAATCCGCGCGGTTGTGGTGGGAATGGAAGAACGGGCAGTCTGATTTCAACATGGGGGAAGAGTACCCTACTGTGCCGGATGAGGCTTTTGACGCGATTGGGGACGATGCTATTTATTGCGCTCAATTCCGGAAGCTGCGCCGCGATAACCGTATTGGATGCCGGTTTGTGGTGCATTCTTATGCTCCTGTTTATTGCACCTGGGATATTGGCGTTGCTGACCACATGGCAACGGTGTTTTTCCAGAAGGTGGGAGGGGAAACCCGCATTATTGGCGGGATTCAGGCCAAGAAGTCATGCGTGCTGGATATGCTGGCAAGGGTCAGGGATTTTGAGCAGACGCATGGGTTTAAGGTGTTTCGCCATTTGCTTCCCCATGACGGCGGGCATCATTCCACTAATGACCGAAAGACGAATCAACAGACTTTGGAAGAAAACGGATGCCGGGATGTCAGACTGGTTCCGAAGACGGGAAGCGTCTGGCTGTCCATCGGCGAAGTGCGTTCTTTTCTCCCTTCCACGGTCTGGCATGAACGATGCGGCGAAAGAATTGAGGATGGCAGTGAGGAAGGGCTTCCGGGATTACTGGATTGCATGGAAAGCTATCATGTGGATCAGAACGGGAAGATTGATCATGATGATTGTTCCCATTTTGCAGACGCTTTCCGGATGTTTATTGAGGCCGCCTGTCACGGTTTGATTGAGGGGTTTGAAAGTTCCATCGTCGGCATGGAATGCCTGGGAACCGCGTCCTGTTACGATGCCGGCGTTGCGGATATGCCCTGATATAAGGGGGGATGTCCGGCATGGGTGTGACAACTTCACCCACTCTTTTTTGCTGATGTGCTGTCATGGTGCGCGTATGGGAAAGATTTTTAGTCCAAAAGCGGCTCCGATTCCTCAACAGAAAGAAGTGGTCAAGGAGCCGGAAATCATTGATACGAGCGAAACGGCGGAAAACACCGTTAAGGCCCGCGCCCGAAAGCGTTATGGATTTGATAAAACTTTCACGGCAAAAGGGAATGGCAGTTCCGTTTTTGGTCAGTCTTCCGGAGCCAGTTACCGGAAGACGCTGGGTTAATCAGTTCAGGGGTTAAGTTATGGACGGGGAAGAAGTCATTTCGCTATATAACAATTTGGAGAGGGAAAAGCAGGATGCGGCAAGCTGGGCCTCAGAATTGAAGAAGTTTGTTTATCCTTTTTCCCCTACCGGGTTGCCCAGCAATTTTTCCTTTCTGGGCGTCGGTTTGAAAAACCTGCATGATTCTACGGCTGTACGGGCCAATCAACGGCTTGCGGCGGCGCATCAGAGTTTTTTGAGCGATCCCGGAAAGCTCTGGTTCAGTTTTGAGCCTTCCGCCGCTCTTGGTTCAGCGGTGCAAAAGAGCGGCCCGGTGAAGAAGTGGCTGAGAGATTGCGCGGAAAGGACGTATCAGGCATTGGCCGAAAGCAATTTTTATACGGTCAACCATCAGGCGTTGCTGGACAGATGCGGGTTTGGCACGGGGAGTTATTACGGCGGCATCAGCAATGAAAACAGGCTGATGTTTGCCTATGTCCCTTTTGATTCTTTCGTTTTCGCGGAGGATGAGCAGGGCATGCCGAATTTGTTGATACGGAAGTTTGAATGGAATGCCGTTCAGGCGGCCCGCTGGCTTGGCGGCGCGGGGAAGCTGAACCAGCCAATGAAGGATGCCTACAGGGATGAAACAGAGCGCATCAAAAAGAAATTTACCATTCTCCATGCCGTAGGAAGAAAGGAAAATTATGATCCATTAACAGAGAAGGAATATTTTTCTTTTTACGTAGAGAAGGGGAACAAGGACATTCTGGAAGAGGGCGGGTTTGACGAATTCCCTTACATGGTTTCCCGTTTTTTGAAATGGGTTGGTCCGTGGGGATTAGCCCCGGCCCGGCTGTGCTGGTCTAATATCCTGTCTTTGCAGTATAGCCGAAGGATTACCCGGACGCTGGGAGAACTGAAGGCTTTTCCCCGTCTTAAGATTTCGAAAGATCTTGTGGGCCGCGTGAGTTTGAGGCCGGGCGGCCAGACTGTCGTCGGTCAAGGGGATGCTGCTTTACCGGCTGAGTGGGGTACGGTGGGCGATTATCGGGAAGTGATGAATGAAATGGAAATGGATCGTCAGGAAGTGCGGTCTGCTTTTTATCTGGATATGCTTGATTTGTTCGGCGCGCAAACAGGCCAAATGACTGCAACGGAGGTGAACGCCCGGCTGGAAGAAAGGCTGTTGGCGTTCAGCCCTACGTTCTGCCAGCACCTGAATGATTTTCGGCCTATGATGCTGAGGATTTTCCGTCTGATGCTGGATGCCCGGCTGTTTGATCCGAATATACCTTCTGAGTTGATGAGGCCTAACGGGAAGGGAGGGCAGGAATTTAATCCCAAGGCTTTGCCTGATGTCGTTTACAATTCCAAGTTCGCCCAACTAATGAAGCAGGTTCAGCTTTCCGGGCTTGTCGGGTCTCAGGATACTATTGCCAATATGGCCAAGTTTGACCCCGGCGTGATTGCCCGGTTTGATTTTGATTTTGCGGCTCAGGAAGTTGTGCGCGGCATGGGCGTGCCGGAAAGTTTTATCAGGAACGATAAGGAAAAGATGGAGGCTTTGCAGGAAATGCAGGAGAGGATGATGATGGCGCAACCTCCTGCCGGAGAGGGATAACAATTAACAGTTTTTGATAATGAATGATCCTTTTGAGTTCGACGAAGAAGAGGAATTAGAAAAGCAGAAGAAGCTGTTGAGTGATGCTTTCGGCAAGCTGGACAGGGCTTCCATGAAGGCTTTGGAAGAGTGGTTCCGTGGGGAATTCGGCATTCATCAGGCGGCTTTCCGCGTTTTTAACGGTGAATGGAATCCGCTGGACGCCATGAGGCAGGATGCTTTCCGGCTGGTCTGGAACAGCATGGTCGTGAGCTGGAAGAAAGTCCACGAACCGGGCAATACGGAAGAAGTATCATATTTTAACGATTAACAATCAATTTTTTCTATGAGCGAAACACAAGAAAACAATAATGATGGGGCTGTGACTGTACAGCCGGTTTTGGGAAATGACGGTCATTCCAATGCGCCTTCAACACAGGGAACCGGTGCGCCTTCGCCTTCGACTCCCTCCGGCGGCATTTCCTCCCCTCCGGTTCAGGGAACCGGCGATTTAATGCCTCCTGCCGGTGGCGATGCTTTTCCGGATTTGGCGGATTACGCTACCGGGCTGTTTGAGGGGGTGGAGCCTGAGAGTCTGGATTACAAGCTTTTTGAACGCGCCCGCGTGGCGGCTCATAAGGCGGGGATTCCTCAGGATGCCCTGTCTTCCGTGATGGGTGATGTCCGGACGTTCATCAATGAGACGGAAGCGCAGATTGAACAGGCGCGGATAGATGCCAGTAATGAGCAGTTAAAGCAGTTACAGCAGACTTACGGAAGCAAGTTTCAGTCTGTGATGGAGGCCTGCAATAATACGCTCAGCAATTTAGCCGTAGAGTTCGGAGTAGATGCCAGCGTGTTCAATCTTCCGGAAATCCGGAATAATCCGGAGGTAGTGAAGTTTTTTTACGGCCTTTCCCAGCGGATGAAAGAAGCCGGGTTTGCCCATGTGAATCAAATGGCTTCCATTGCTACTGCGGAACAGGAGCTTGAATCCATTTACAATGGCACGCATGAGTTGAGCAAGGCTTATATGGACAGTACGCATCCGGATTGGAAGAGGGCGCAGACGCGCGTGAATGAGCTGACCCGGATGACGATGCAGGGGTAATTTCAGTTAACAGTTAATAGTTTTTATTGGTATGGCGACGGGCGCGACAGGGTTTCAGGGGTTCATGCGCGATCATGCGAAGGAGTTTTCCTTGTTTGGCAATGGCGTGAGTTTGGCCGGTGGGGCCTTGTCCGCCCTGAACCAGTATCAGGCCGGGAAAGCTCAGAAAGCGGCAGGACTGGCAACGGCGGATAATATGCGGCGGGAGGCTCAAGGAGCGTATGAGTCCGCGCTGGCGGATGAATATTTGCAAAGGATGAACCAGAATGCTGACGCGAGCACGGCGCGGGCGGCTCAGGCGGCATCCGGTTTCATGTCCACCGGAACCGGCAATATGAATGAATTAACGCTGATGAAGCAGTATGAGCATGGCATTGCTCAGGCGGCTACTCAGCGGGAGAACCAGCGCAGGAGTGCGCTGTATCAGGCTGATTTGGCAGAGTGGCAGGCGAGACAGGCCGCGCGGGCCTCCAAGCGCGGGGCTTTGGGGACGATTTTAGGGGCAGTAGCCGGAACGGCTCTTTCTTTAACCGGTTTCGGCATGGCGGCAGTTCCGGCCATGAAGGCCGGGCAGGTGTTGAGCAGGTAACGACGAATAGTTAATCAGAAGAGAGTTATGAAAGTTGGTCTGATGGGAGATAACGGGTTCCGGGCTGGGCATGTGAATGGGAATGCGGCCGCGGCTCCGGCGCTTGCTACAGCCGAAGTATTTGGACAGGCGGCTAAAATTGGGCGGGCGGTGGATGATTTGGGGCAGGATTTGATGCACAAGGAGAATGTTTTGCGGGATGATGAGAGTTTCCGGATGGGACTCACTAACGCCCGCGGATTGATTGCCTCCGCTGAACAGGATATTGACAATGGAGCGGATTGGGAAGAAACGCTTGCCAAGAAGCGCGAGTTGGTGGATGAACCGGAGTTTATGACTCCGGATGCGGCTGTACGTTACCGCGCCGCCATTGAGGATTTGTTTCAGCGCGGGGGGGAGGCGTTGCAGGATAGACAGCGGAGAGTGAGCGCGAAGAGGGCCAGGGCGGCTTTTTCCGCAGATTGGGCCGCCGCCGTGGGAAGCGGGGGTATGGGAAAGAAAAAAATTTAACCCTA